ATGCTGGGATAATCAACCAACGACCCTGCTCAGGGATGTTCTGCTCATCTAGAACCTGACCTAAACGCAAGATCATGTCCACAACCTCGGTCTGACCAGTAGTAGCGTCACGGGCAACTAGCGCCAAAGGAGCAGCAGCTTCGCCAAGGTCGATGTTAGCAGACAAGCGACCAGCAGCCGCACCAAGGTTCTCCGCTGCAATGTCGGCGACTATGTTGCCAAGCACGTCAGTGTCGATAGAGATTTTCATTTGCTCAGATGCGTCGTCAGACCACATACCTAGCAAATTCAAATCCGCTTGAGTTTCCATAACGTCATCAACGATGGCAGCAAAATACTTACCTTTGTCGATGTTCAACTCAACGATAGAAGAACTTGGGCGCTCTACGGCAATTTCCGAGTTGGCATCGTAATCGTTGATAGTTAAGGTCGGCTTGGTGCGGATAACCACCTTGTCGCCTTGGTTCTTAATTTCGCCCGCGTAGTCAGTGTTGGAAATAGCAGCCAACACGGTAGCGTCGTAAAATTTTTCAATTAACTTGCCCGACCATAAGGTAGGGATGAAAGTGCCTGTGTAGGCTGGGCTTGGGTTCGCTGAACCCGCTGGGTATGGTGTTCCTGCAACTGGAAAAGCCATGATGTAGCTCCTAAAAAGTTATTGCCCTAAGAGAATTTTCCCTTCGAGCATTGCATTGTGGATTTGGTTCTCGAGGCGTTTATATTCGTCATCACGCCCCTTATACTTTCCTTTACGGACAGCATCATAGAAAGCTCCGATGTCGGACTCTTTCCACATACGACCTGAACCTTTACCCGTGTTGTCAGCTGAGCCTGAAGAGGAATCCCCCGGCGCTGCTAACGACTGCAAGTCAACTTTACCCTTACCAGAAGGTCTAGGGTTTTCACTTTTCGCCGTTGCTTTTTGGACAGCTGCTGTCTCGTTTAAAAAGCCCAAGAAAAAGCGAGAAACGCGGTCTGCGTCGTTCGCTTGGAATGCTCTAGTTAGTAGAGCCCTACGCGGCTCGCCTGCGTAGGCGTCGTTCTCGGCCAACCAGTCCAAGAATCTTTCATCCTTGTTGACGGTTCGCCAGTTGGTAACGCTGGAGTCTAGTTTAGCATAAAATTTATCACGTTCATTATGCTCTTGTTTTTGGCCAACGCCACCTATCACTTGCTTGAGCTGCTTGTTTTCTTTCCTAAGCTCATCAAGCTCACCCTGAACTGCTTCAAGAGCAGCACGTTTCATAACGTCGATAAGGTCAGACCCGTAGTCGTCTATCTCCTCTTGTGAGAGAAGTTTCAACTGCTCGACGGTCAATGGCTTCTCAGCGGACTCCGAGGCCTGCACTTGGCGTGCCTCTTGCTGCTTAGCAAGCATATTCTCTAGAGCATCAATCCTACCTATTAGTTCAGCGCTTCTGCGCTTCTCGCTGTTATACATCCCCTGTAAGGTTTTGTATTTATGCTCGATTTCGCTAAGGTTGGCTTGAGGCTCGTGACCGGCCTTGTCTGCTTGTTCGGCAGACTCCGCCTCTTGCACTTCGGCTTGTTCGGCCGAAAACGACGTGTCTGCGTTATCGTGTGTCTCCGCGTCTTCGCCATCGACTTCGTCGGTAGCGGCGGTTACTTCTTCATCGTCTGCTGCTTCGGGGTCACCCGCTGCGGCCATTTCAGCTGAAATACGATTAGCTTCTTCAATCTGTGCTTTAACTTGCTTGGGTAGTGCCATTTCTTATCTCCGAGTGCGTGATTTCTCTAAGTAACTTTTAGCCCCACCGAGTCCACGCTGAACTTCGGTGATGCCCCTTGCCATGCCACGGTATGTGTGAGCGTCTTCCGACGGCCCATACATGACAAATTCGAATAGCTCGTGCCTGTAGGCATTCATAGATTCCAACACAAGTTGGAAGTCTGGATTGTTCTGGAGTCGAACAACTGCCTCAGCTGTTTTAAGGTCGAGTTTCAAGGGCGGCGGCTCCGGTAGCGACTGGTCGGATAAGACACAGACAGGGAGTCACCTTGGCGCTGTGCGGCTGAAGTGCCGGGTTTGGCGTATAAATCAACGCGCTCACCTTCTGACTTCGCCAGAACACCTTGAGCATAAAACTCAGTGTTTTCATTTTTTACACATTTGCCGTCTTTATAGCCACGGAAACCGGCGGGCTTTTTGTTAGGCTTCATAAGGCCTCCTACTTAGGTAGGCCGTTCAAGCTAGGGAATGAATCCTTGCCTGCACGACCTTTCGGGTAAGTCGCCGCTGGCTTACTGCCAGTTGTCCCAGTCTGGGACTTCAAGTTCACCTTGTTATGGTCGTCACGAGAATTCGGAAGCGACTTGGACGGGTAGCTAGTCTTAGACCCCGTGCCAGACTTCAAACTCTCAGAACCTTTGTTCTGCTTTTTTGGATACGTCTCGTACATATTGTTCCCCTAAACGGAATTTCCAGATGGGCCACGAGACGCTGCTCGCAACCCCTCATCTACGCGACCAGCTTCTGCGGGAGGTTTCCCACCCTGTTGGTCGCCGCCCGGCATCTGGCCTTGAGCCATAGCCGCCATTTGCTGCTGTTGGTCTTGCTGCTGCATAGTGGCTCTGTCCGGCACAATCTGCGAGTGGTCGAGCCCTATTCGATCAGCTATCTCCCGTAGTAGTTCAGCTCGCCCTTCTTTGCCGACGATCTCAGAATCCAGAGGGTTTGCGGTCATCTGCAAGAACTCTAACATCCGAGTGCGCTCAGTCTCTTTCTGATTGGCGAACACTACACCGCGAACACGAATCTGCTCGTCCCCTTTTAATCTCCCCGAGTCATCGGTGAGGAGCACCGTGTCGTAGAGTTTTTGGAGAAGAGGACTGAAAATATCAGTATCCACGTTGGCAGCAACACTTTGTAAAACTTTACCGGCATTCTGCATCAGCATATTCAAGCCCGATGCTGTTCGCCCAGCTCCTCCCTGCGCAGCCCCAGACCCCGTCATATAGCGAGGGATGGAACTGATCTCATCAGCGATGACGGTCATCTGCTGATAAATCTGCAACATTTCTTGGGAGTTAGAATTCGGCTGGTAGAAGTTGATCGCTGGTTCGGCAGACCCCATCGGGTCGTTCATGACGTGCCAGCGTTTCCACGGGTAGAGATCGTCCGAGTCCGTGTTGGGGCTGACTCTGTCGTCGTTTATAACGACCTGCGGCCCCGAGGCGATAGACATATTGTTCACGAGGGCACGGAGTGTCGCATTGGCCACGTCTTGTATGTCTTCTAGAATCTCTGGTATCCCATGCCCAACGATCGCGCCGGGCACTTTTTCGAACGACGTCATGAAATACGGGTGACGCTTACGAGGGTTAGGGTCTATCTGCACTTTTATGACGTAGTGGTCTATTAGCCACGCCGTACAAAAGTAGTCAGTGTCGGGGTCTGGAATTTCTTCTTCGGTGTATCCGTAAGACAACAACATACTGCCCTGAATCTTACCGTGGAACTCCAGCGTGTCGATCATATCCGACTGGTTGCTGTGGGGGTCTTCGCGAGACTCCAACTCAGCACGTTCACTGTCTGTATAGTCGAGCCAGTCGCTCAAGCCGCCGTTGCCGTATTGCTCCAGAGCGTCTCGGATGGCTTCTTCATTATAGCCCGCAACCCCTATGAGATTGTTCAGCTCGCCACGGGTCAACCGTATGTGCTCGATAACGTCGGTGTTGGCAAAGTTGCGAACGCCTGACGCCCAGTAAATGTCGAACGGGTTCGGTGCTGTCCAGTAGAGTTTTGGCGCATTTTTTACAACCGCTTCGCCGTTTTCCCACTTTACGTCAGTGGCCATACGAACTACTGGGCCTTTCATAAACGCATAGGGGAACACAGAGATAAAGTGCAAAAACTCCACCAGAGCCTCGTAGAACCCACCCTCGACGAGCATATCGTCTAAATACTCCGTTGCGGCGGCCGCTTCTTCTACAGCGACTGCTTTCGCAGATTTCTCAGCCGCTTTTGTCAGCTGTCGTATGCGCTCCTGCATCTGCTTCGCGTCGACGTTCTGCCCCGCTTGCTGAAGGTTCTGCGTCTCCGCCCGCACCAAGTCAAAGACCGCTTTCTGCACGTCTTCAGGTAGCGTGGGTTTCGGCGTTGGCGTGATGAACCACGGACGCTCGCCGGCGAGGTAAATATCCCGCAGCATGGCCGTAGCACCACGACACTTCAGTGCGGTCAGTCTCGAATAGACAGAGGAGCCCCCAAACGTCTCGATTTCCGCGAGCTTGTTGGGGGAATACTCACCACGATACGCTCGTAGGGCGTCGATCAGTCGATCGGCTATGCCCCTACTCTGGCGCTGACTCCTAAAGTCATAAAACCGCTGGCGAATATGCGCTGCGACGCCCTGCTCTTGATGATAAGCGTCTCCGTTCCGCGCCTCCTCTTCGAGACGGTATTGCTCCTCCTCGCGATCAGCTAGTTCCTGATTGCCTATGACACGGAGAAGTCCACCGCCGGGATTATCGCTCACGCGAAAATCTGAGGCTATCGCCCCGCGTGGAGAGGCCGTAGAGCCACCTCCAACGGAAAGATTCCTCGGGTTTGCATTATATGTTGACACAGAGCACCCAAATTTAGTGTTTCACCCCCGAGAGTGTTAGTTATGTGTTTGGCTTTGTCAAGGGCTGCTATGTCCATGCCGCCTTTGACGGTGGGGGTTTTATCGCCATCCTAGGACGGAGTTCTCTGGCGATGACGTTCGACGACACCGAGAGGCACAAATACTGGAGCGCATCGACAATGTCACTGTCTGGGTGGGTCTTCTCTGGTATCTCCGCCAACGCCCCTTTCTTATCCCTTTTGTACCTATAGCCGTGTTGTAGTGCTCTTATGAGGTCGTGGTTCCAGTCTGGGTCGACCAAAAAGCCCGCTGCCCCCGCTATCTGCATATTCATATACCGCTCAACCCCGCGCAGTCGCGGCTGTATATTGTTCGTCGGGGCACAGACTGCGGAAAACCCCAACCGCTGAACCGCACCCAGCACAGACTCCTCGCCGATCTGACTGCGTTGGCGAGCGGCAGGGTCGATGGCTATCCAGAACGACCCGCCTTTAAACCTCTCACTCAAGTGTGGCTGCAACACCGTGTTCAAAAACTGCTCCATCCCCATGTTCTCCGCATACAAACTCGAAAAGACGAGGAGCCGCCCCCTCGAGTCCAGCTGACCCACGACAACGGCAGGGTTCCGCCCAGTGTCCATGCCAATAACTATCGCCCTGCCGTAATCGGGGAATAACCCCGAAGGCGCGATATGAAACTCTCCATCGAAGATTTTCGAGAACACCGCCTGACCGGAGAGACTCGGCCCAATCTCGTTGTGGACATACTGAGCGCACCACTTCTCGTCGTTAGCGTCTATTAAGTCCTCATAATATCGAGACGGGAGGTAGTTCCTATTCTCCGCATCAGGCTCCATACCGCCGGGCTGGATGAAATACCCCACATTGCCCGGCTTATCCACTTCAAGAAACTCGTAATACTCCGAGTCCTCCGAAAAGCTGTTCGTCTCCGCCACCAAGCCATAAAAGTACTCTTGGTCGATATTGGCACGGGACGGATAACGGCCGCAGCGAGAGTAAACCGCCTGTAAGACCTCGAGGGGAATCTCCCGACACTCGGACACCCAGCCCATGGTGATTTCCAACGACAACAGCCGCTGTTGGTTCTCCGGCGTATCCAGCGGCAACAGTATCCACTCGGAAAACACCGGCACCCCGTCGGCGGGCGTGAACGATATCGTTATGGTGGACTCCGACACTTTCCACCGCATGACCGGCCGCAACCACTCTTGTATCGTCACGAGGCAGGTAGACTTCAACTGTTGTAGTGTGTTTCGCACAATCACGCAGCGTGACCGCCTGACCCCGTCGCTGCTTGGTGGCATTTCACAGCACCGCCTGAACAACTCCATGACCATCCCGACCGACTTCCCGCTCCCGATGGGGCCACGCACTAGCCGGATGGGATTATTGTCCCCGTGGAATTTCGCCAGCGTGGGCGGCGCATTGTACGTCCTATTAATGTTACTCATCGTCGCTGGCCTCGGATGTGGTGGCATCTATCGTAACTGACTTGGTGGTGTCGTTGCCTAAGTTCAACGTCAAATTAAACTTCGGCCCCTGCTGGGCGTTGTCACTGGGTTTTGGTGACATATCCGCCAAGTCCACCA